ATGACTTGGATGCTCTGTGACTGTGGTGATGGCGTTAAAACATGGTTTATGCCCATCAGCAAGGCAACAATGAGTGCTATGCGCCCAAAGACTTCAGAGAATGTCATCATTGTCATTCTCCTCAATCAAACGCACGATTTTGGCAAAGTCAAAACTGGACAACTCATCAGTGATGTCAACCCACTTGTCGTCAACAAACTTTTGTAATTCAAACTCGTATTTTTGGTAAAGCCCTTCTTTAGGGCTGTAGTCAGGGTCGTATGACCATTTGACCCTTAATTCCCATTCAGTCTCTGGTAACTGTAAGTCTCTGAGTTCATCTAAACACACATCGAATTTCATACACGCCTTTCAAGTTGATGAATGGATACTGTACGACACTATATTCTGTCTGACATTAGGATATACCCTTATTGTCAAACATTAACCACACTGCTACTTTACGCACATGGCTAGACACAAATCGGAAATCACAGGAAGCCCACTCAAAATTGCCACGAGAGTTACTTTTGACCAATGGTTAGAGTTTCGCAAACTTGGCGGTTCTGTGTGGTTGAGAAACCTACTCAAGAATTCGATGGAGAATCGAAAGAGTCAACTCAAGGAGAAAACATGAAAAAAGTCATTATTGGCGCATACTTAACACTTTCCAGCCTGACATTGTGGGCGGCTTGTTCAACCCATACTTACTATGCAAATGGTCGTTATGTGACTTGCCAAACCTGTTGTTATGGGAACAATTGCAACACCAACTGCTATTGAGGTAAGATTGTTTGAAACACGGCTAGATGGGGAGTAGCTACCCCATTGAAAAGAGAACCCACCCCTCCTGCCGCAGTTTCTTTTCAGGGTGGATTTTAGGGCGTGGGAAAATGCACTATTACCAACATCACATTGGTGACTTTATTAAAGACACTTCTTTTTTGACAAACGAAGAAGTGGGGATTTATCTCAAACTTCTTTGGCTCTATTACGACACGGAACAGCCATTGCCAAACTCAATTTTTGAGTTGTCGATGAAAGTAAATGCTCGTGACCAGCAAGAAACCTTACAAGGAATACTTGAAATGTTTTTCAGCATGGAAAACAATATGTGGCATCACAAAAGATGCGATAAAGAAATTTCCTTTTATAAACAACAACTTGAGACTGCATCTAAAGCTGGAAAAGCATCTGCCGCCAAGAGAGCACTCAACAGAAACTCAACGGGCGTTGAACGGGCGTTGGATTCTGGTTCAACAGTCGTTCAACCAACCAATAACCAACAACCAATAACCAATAACCATAAACCAAATATAAGAGCAACTGTCGTTGCCATGCCTGACGGCATTTCACAATCTGTTTGGGATGAATTTGTTAAACACAGGAAGTCCAAGAAAGCACAGGTAACGCAACTGGTTATTGATGGAATTCAGAAAGAAGCAGAAAAAGCAGGGTTTACCCTAGAAGATGCGTTAAAAGAGATTGTCTTGCGAAACTGGCAGTCTTTCAAAGCTGATTGGGTTGTTCAAAGGCAAAATACCTTCAATAAGGTTGATATTGCAAGGGTAACAGTGCCTTCAAGCTCACAGCGTGACCCTGCGCTTGTCAAACTGGATGAAGATAGGAAACGAGTTGCGCCACCCAATCCAGAGGTTTTAGCCAAAATCAGGGCAGTTTTAAACAAAGGGAAGGTGGCATGAATGAGTTGGCTTTATTCGCAGGCGCTGGTGGAGGAATACTTGGGGGAAAACTGCTTGGATGGAGAACAGTCTGTGCAGTCGAATGGGAAGCCTACCCAGCTAGCGTATTGTGCGCCCGACAAAATGACGGCATTCTCCCGCCTTTCCCGATTTGGGATGATGTTCAAACCTTTGAAGGAAAGCCTTGGCGAGGAATTGTTGATGTCGTATCTGGAGGATTTCCATGCCAAGACATCAGTGCCGCAGGAAAAGGCGCAGGAATTGATGGAGAGCGATCAGGAATGTGGCGAGAAATGGCACGCATCATTCGTGAAGTACGACCCCGATTCGTCTTTGTGGAGAACTCACCAATGCTCACTTCTAGGGGACTTGGAAGAGTTCTCGGAGACTTGGCCTCAATGGGGTTTAATGCGAGATGGGGAGTGCTGGGAGCAAATGATGTTGGAGCAAACCATCAGAGGGACAGAATCTGGATTCTCGGTAAAGTTTCCGACGCCAACAGCACACAATGCACAAGAGGGGAATTATCCAAGCGAAAAGAAACGGCATACGCCTACGCTAGCGACTCACGCTGGTGGGAAGTTGAACCCGATGTGGGTCGAATGGCTAATGGGTTGGCCTTTGGGGTGGACAGACTTAAAGCCATTGGAAATGGACAAGTCCCATTGTGTGCCGCAACAGCTTGGAGAATCCTAAATGACAAAAAATGAAGCAAACCGCCTACTTGATGAGGTAAGAGATGGAAACCGACTCCACCCTGTTGTCAGAATCACAGAAGCACTCTGGGCGACAGGGGATTGTGTTAGACACTTACCTGTTCACACTCGACCATTTAGTGAAGATGGCATCACAGAATGGATGGAAAGCACACGCATGGCATCGGGCGAAGGAATTGGAGACTCACCCAACAGGCATTTGGAGGAATATCAGCAGGGACTTAACCGACATCATGAAAGCAAAAAATGAAAAGTTCACAAATTGAAAATTTATAATAGAATGTGTACTTGTTTTATGGAGATAACATGGTTGCAAAAAAAGGAACAAATCTCAGAAGTTATGAGAAATGGTCAGAAAAATGGGATGGCTACATTGAGCAACCCAATGGTCGTTTGCGGAAGCCCTACCTGTGGACAAAGAAAAATGGCATAGTCACAACAGCAAATATGTACTTTTATGTTGCAACTTGTGTTGTTTGTGGCAAAGAATCCTTAAAAAACTCATCAAATGCAAAGACTCATAAAAACTCTGTATGTAGTCGAGAATGCCACAATAAAAAATTGACAAAACCAGATGGCAATAAAATTTTTAAACGTGCAACACCAGATAGTCATGTCATGGTTAAAGCATCAGGGCATCCAAATGCCAATCAAGTAGGGTATGTAGCTGAACACAGACTTCTGATTGAAAAACAATTAGGTAGATTGCTAAATAAAAACGAGCGTGTTCACCACATAAACTGCATAAAAAATGACAATTCATTAGATAATTTGGTGGTTTTCGATAATCCTTCAGAACATTTTTTGGCGCATGGGAGTTTGAACAAATGTGTGGCAAAACTGATAGAACTGAAGCTATTGACATTTAACAGACAGACAAAAACTTACGAGGTTTTATGACATTATGGATTGGTTGTGACCCCGGAATGGCAAGCGGCGCAATAGGTGCAGTAGATGACTACGGCAACTATGTAGCCTCTTTTGACATTGAACATAAGGACAAGCACATATTGGCATTGGTCTTTAAGTCTAGATTATTGTCAATCATTGACCCAAAAGAAGGGGCGGAGATATGTTTAGAAAATGTCCATAGTATGCCAAAACAAGGAGTTGTAAGCGTCTGGAATTTTGGTCGTGCTGTTGGCGTGATTAGTGCGGTTTGTGAATTAACCCGTTACCCTGTGCATTTAGTCACTCCCCAACGCTGGAAAAAGCATTTTCACCTGACAGCAGATAAAGGGGAATCGTTAGACATGGCTCGCTACTTATGGCCTGAGTCCAAGCTAAAGCGCAAAAAAGACATAAACAAAGCTGAAGCCCTACTAATCGCTGAATATTTAAGGCACACACTGCATGGAATTGAAACCAAAAAAACGACATAACCATGCGCCAAAAGGCAAAAAAGGTCAGGTTATTTATTATTCTGACAGGGAAAAAGAAGCCTTAGAGCACATTGGCAATGGGTCGATTTCTGAAGGTGCTCGGATTTCGATTCGCTGGGCGGCACACTTTTGGCGTGTAGGATTGCGCCCTGATTTTGATTTGAATCATGTTGGAATCTGTCTTTTTGTGGATGACGAACACGCTGACGAACTTTGAGGGTTTGCTAAAAGGCAAAAAACAGCTTTGCGACCGATTTAAAGGCACTTTTTAGGCGTTTTTTTGATGCGGTTGGATAGTGCAATAGGGTAAGGGTTTGGAAGGGCTAAAAAAGGGTAATAAAAAACCGCCCGTAGGCGGCTGAATGTTAGTGAGTGCTAACTTATTTTCTGAGAATAATTTTCAAAATTAGAGCAATTGTGGCATATATCAAGGGTTTCCCCTTACTTTAGACAATGCGTTTTCTTTGCATTGATTGATTATTTCAGCGGATAAGCCTTTTGACAAATCAATTGCCAATTGAACGGCTCTTTTACTTTGTTCGTCGCTGGGTGCAATAATTGCCAAAATTAGGGCTTCTGTAAATGCTTGAGTTTGCGTCATGTTGTCACCTCTTTAATAAATTGGTCTAGCGTCATGTTTTTGGCGTAGAAACTATCGCCCACTCGCTTAAAGCATGAATAAACAGGGTAACCCTCTGAATTGTCCCTAGTTGCCTCACCTACCAAAAAAGCACTTCTAGATTGTTTTCTAGG